GGCTGAGACGTTCGCATGGAGAACGTCAGGAGGTCGATCTGGGTCATGGGTGCCATCCTAACTAGCGGTTGATCGTTGCGTCCAGCACCGGCCTATGAACCGATGGACTGAGACTCTGGTGCCTTGTCCTCGCTGAGGGCTGCGGCGGTGTCCTTGAAAATCACGCGGTGCCAACGCAGACAGTTGCGGCACCGCAGCTTGACGATCCCGCCCTCAAAGACGAGCTCGCCATAGATGCGATTCTGCTTGTAAATCTTCACGTGGACGAAGAGGACTCCCCTGCTGTCGATCCCGTAGGTCGCCAGCAGGGGCTCTCCGCGACAGAAGCAGCGCAGCTCCTTCTCTCGACGCGCCACGTCAGCCTCGCACCAGACTGTCAATCGAGTCCTCAAGCTTACGCTCGAACAGAGCCATGTAGGACTCGGGCGTCTCGTACTCGTGCATGCCGAGCGAGACGGTGCGACCGACCCAGCCGTCCAGCATGTCGTACAGATCATCCACTCGGTCGCCGGGGCTGTCGAACCCCTTGGCTCGCAGGGCCTGCGACAACTGACGCTTGTAGCCCATCTTGATCGTGAACTCCGGCGTGCCGAAGGTCTCGTTGCGGAAGGACTTCTCGACCTGAGGGCGAACCCGCTTGACGATGAGCCGCTTGATCTCAGCGGTCTGGTCCTCCTCGTTAGGGTCCGGCTCCTCCTCGGCGGGCGGCGGCTCCTCCTCGTCCGTGACCTGCTCGATCTCCTTGATCGACAGGCCAGACATCTCGCCCAGCTCTCGCGTGTCGAACTCGATCGCACCCTTCTCCAGCAGGGCGGTGATTACGGCCTGCAGGAGCTGGCTGTTGGTCTTGCCCATCTTGGTGAACACGATGCGAGCGGGGATGCCCCTGCCGTTGAAGTTGTACGCCACCATCGGGGCAATGATGTACTTGTTGATGTAGTGAGCCCAATCGCCCGAGATGGCGTTGAGCATCCACTGGTACACCTGTGTGTGCTGTGTGCCGAGGTTGTACGAGCCGACATCGGCGGTGCGCATCATGAGGATGGGCGTGAACATCGCCAGTGACATCTCTTCGTCGAGGCGGGTCATGTAGCGCTCGAAGTCCGCACCGCGCATCTGCGACTCGAGGTACTCCAGCTCGTAGTCGAACTTCGGATCGTTCTCGTCGTTCATCTGCGTGCGCGTGTTCGGCAGGACGACAGTGGAACGGTTGCGAAGCTGCTGGATCAGCATGGACATGAGCTGGTTGCCCATGATCGTCTTGCCGCCGATCTCAACCTCGTCCTCGTAGGGAGCACGACCGACGGGGGTGGGCTCGCCGAAACGCTCGTAGTAACGGTTCGCGAACAGGTGCATGAGCGTGCTGAAGAACCACGGCTGGAATGCCGACTCGAGCAGACGGCGACCGTAGTAGTTGCCGTGCTCCATGAGCAGCGGATACCAGTACGAGTTTGGCACGGGAATGGGGTCAGGCGCACCCCACTGCTTGATGCCGTCGTACACCTTGAAGGTGTTGAACGAATTGGGCCGCGGACCAGGAGACTTGATCTCCTTCCAGTTCACGCGGCAATCCTCGGGCTGGAGGTCCTTGATCTTCGTCAGCACGATCTCGCGGTCGTGCACGTCGTTCTCCCACTGGAGAACGTTGGGCGAGAAGCCTGCCCAGAAGGACTGCGACTTGGCGCGGACCAGACGAGACCAGACGTTCCGGAGCTGGTTCTCGACGAGGTCGGCCACGCCCTGACGGGGCGATTCGATGTGCCAGTCCATCTGGTGCATCATGAAGGTCAGGATGGACAGCGACGAGTTGATCTGGTAGTGTCCGCGCATCTGGCGGAAGTCAGCGAGCGTGAGCTGGCTGGTGTCGAAAGCGATTGCGCCCCCGCCGGGCAGGCGCATGACGTTGAACTCTTCTCCAGCCCACTTGCCGTAACGCTCGCCAAGAGCGGGGGCGGGGGCCTTCTTGTTGTTCAGCTGCGCGCTGCTGATCGGCTTGCCGTTGGGACCGAGCAGACCTGTCACGTTCTCTCCTTAGTACATTCCGTGACGGGTCTGAAGGTCTGGCATTCCGAGAACGGGCGGGACTGGCGCCTGTAGGCCAGAACCACCGAGTCCGGGCAGCTGTGTCGTCATTCCGCCACTGGTGGTACCGAAGAACTCGTCAAGGTTGACGTCCTTGTCTTGTTCAGTCGGCTCTGTGGTAGATCGTACCCTACGACGGTAGGAGCGGTCACCCATTAGGCGATTCACGACCGCAGCGATGCCATCGGCAACATCTTTCGATCCGTTTGCGGGGTGGTCGATCTTCTTGCCGGTGTCCTCGAGCTCGGTGATCTCCTTGAAGGCGATGTTGACCAGCTCGCCTTCGCCAGCGCTGATGTAAGTCATGTAGGGCGGGAGTTCGAGTCGACCTTCGTAGATCGCATCTCGCATGTCCTCGTACGGCAGCTTTGACTTGTCAACCGAGAGGTACGACGGGTTCAGCTTCTTCTTGCGGAGTTGCTGGCGAGTGTCCGTCGACTGAAACCCATCCATCGTGACGCCCGCAATCTTGAAGCCTCGACGACGCAGGTCATAGATGTAGTTTCGGAGATCGCTGATCATGACCTCCTGGCCCGGCGAGGCCTTGACACGGATGATCGCGTCGATGATGATGTACGGCTTCTCGGTCTCGTCAGCCTCCTCGTCCTCGGTCTGCACCAAGTGAGACACGTGTCCCATGACGATGCCCGCCGCGTCACCGTTGCCGCTGTAACCGATGTCTAGGTGAACGGCACGACGCAGCGGAGTGGGGCTCCTGAACCACTCAGCGATCACCGGGCGGCGCGGGTCGGGCGACACGGGAGCCGCATCACCGAATCGCTCGGTCCACTTTTCGAAGCACTCCTCTACCTTGTGCACCAGCGAGATAAACGCCGATCCAGCCTGCGGCGGAATGCCAGCCAGATCACGCAGGGCCTGCTCGGGCTTGTTGCGGAAGTTCTTCTCATAGACCTTCGGAATCTCCAAGATGTGATCGGGATAGCCGAGCAGAGCTGCGGCCTCCTTGGAGACGATCTCCTTTCGCTTGCGGTCGTACCAGAAGCTGATCCGCTCGCCGGTGTCGGGGTCGATGGCCTTAAGCTTCTCCCAGCCGATGGACTCCCAGATGGTCATGCGAACGGTGTACGCGTTCTCGGTGTCGGCCTGCAGTTCCTTGTACTTGGCAGCAGCGAAGCCGTTAGCCTTCTTCATCTGACCAACAGTGAGCAGGAAGCCGCGATCCTGGAAGCGGGAGTCGATACGTCCGTTGATCGTGTTCCAGCCAGCGTCGCCGTAGTCCTTGTTCGCAGTTACCTTGTGCGAGTCGGCCTCATCCAGAATGCCACCCAAGATGTTGTAACCTTCGAAGGAGGTTTCTGCCGAGGAGCCGGGGAGAATCCAGATGTCCTTGTCGAATCGAATCTGGTTCTTGTAATCAGCGTCGTACGGGAAGTTGTTCTGGAACCACGGCGAGTGCGCGATACGGGCCTTGACGTCACCGAACACCGTCTCCTTTGCCTGCTCTTCTGAGGTGGACATCATCATGAAGGCAATACGAGAACCGGGCAGCAGGTCGTAGAACTCCTGCGGGTCCTTGAGGCACAGAACCCAATGCACCATGTACGGCAAGATGACAGAAGCCATCGTCGTCTTGCCGATGCCGATGGCGCCTGTGAACATGCCCCATCGGTACTTAGCGATGCGCGTTCCGTTGACTTCCTTGCCGAAGATTCCGATGAGTGACTCACGCACACCGGGCCGGATGCCCGAAGCGATGTTCAGGTAGTCCGGCCCGAGGAACTCCTCGATGGTCGCAGGCTTCTCGTTGAAGTGCGGGTGGTCAGCAAGCCACTGCAGGTCTGCAGCGATCTTGTTTGGGTCCCAATTACTCACCCGTGTTCACCTCGGGCGCAGAGTAATGCCAGCCGTCCTCGCAGGAGAATCCCAACTCATTGTGCATTTTCTGCTCAAGAGGATTGTAGCAAGGCATCATCACTTGCAGTCTCCT